CGTATAGGCATTGGGGAATCCATTGATACAGACACAATTCTTCGTACTGCTGATTCTGCCCATTCTTCAGCGTTCATACCCCGATTTACGGTGGCTGTTACCGTAACAGAACCAACATTTCCGTCCATATCAAACACTAGCAATTCTTCTTCGATTTCCTCGATAAGTATCGTTACGGTTTTTATATTCTGCTAATTCTTTTAACATAACTAACGCTTCGTCATATCTTTTTTGACATAACGCAATTACATCTGGTTCACCTTTCATAAAGGTATAAGCTTCTAAAATACTTCCATATAACAATACGGAACTAAAATTATCCCCAACCCATGTAGTACCAGAACTAACTGTAGTTATGGATTCGGGATAATAGTAATAATGAAGTTCCATCGTGTAACCCGAATCAGGTGTTGGCCCTAATATTAAGGTGTCACTATCAAAAAGCGCGTAGTATCCGGGTTGGCCTGTAGTTGAAGGATTAGGAAAACCCTCTCTAATAAAATTAACATCTTTATTTAATAGATAACTATAAAGACCATCTCCATCTACAAGCGCCAAAGAAAATACATCAAGCCAATCGGATGGTAATGAAAGGTATTTATTACCTGATGTTAATGTTCCTGTCGTATTTTTACGCAAGTAAGCAAGCTGAACTCCGTTATATATACGTTGTTCAGCTTGTGTAATAAACGTATTTATATCAGTCGTAACGAATTCATTTTCCGTATACGACTGTATTTCAGTAACAAGACTTGCGTAATTCATATTCTACTAATCTGATTTATTACTAAATCCAGTACCTTTAGTAGCAGCACCCTTACCTTTCATCTGTTTAGTTTGGGTATTGGGGATATTATCTGGATACCCACTCGTATTGGGTACAGGTACAGGTTTAGGTTGGTTCGTATTTTTTTCAGTCATAGTTAAATTCTCTTAACTTGTCGTAATTGTTACAGTGCCTACTTCACCAGTTGCTTTTAGATCATTCGGTGTAAGTCCATCACTATCATTAAAACCTACAGGATTCCACGCCCATTGAAATACCCTACTTCCAACACTTTTAGTGGTTTGGTTATAAGAAGTATCAGGTCGCGGATTCCGAATGGCTTGTGGATCGTCAACCGGATACATACCTTGAAAATTCTGTGGCTGATCCGGGTCCCAACATGTAAAGCACACTAAAGTATTCGTTTTCTTTGCCCGTATATAAATTTCCTTTAATTCTTTTAATTTATATTGAAACCCACACCTATCACATTCAGCAATTGCATATTTAGCTGATGCGAATTTACTAGCCATACTTATAGATATATAGCTCTTGGTGTAATAAACATAGATGCTTTTTCTCTATCTTCATCAGCAGCCAAGTTCCATGCTTCATCATACATAGGTTTAAGTATTTGAAGGCGTCCTTCACTCCCCGGAATTTTTAATGCTAAATAATAAGCCAGTCCTGCTACTAGAGCAGGTAAAAATCTAAAGGGGATATCCTGAGTATTAACGCCTGTCCCAGCATCCAACATTCTGGCTAAACGCCAATACACTAATGTGTAAGTATCAGCGTCATCAGGGACAGGCCAAAGAGTTACAGATGGATATTGGATACCACCGGATTCAGTAGCTCCACTCTTTCGGTCTATATATATTTGAACAGGCTTACCAGTAGAGGTTTTACTAGGTATGGCAGCGTAAGTTGCAACGCTAATTCTGGAAATGGAAATATCTATCTGAGAAGTACCTGAACCAGTTCGTATTACATGTTCAATTAAATCTACTGTATCAACAGGAAGATCATAAGTTGCAGTTCCTGAAGTTAGTAATTGAGTACCTGATTCTATAGTCCAGAGATTAATACCCCGATTTGCCCATTCTGCAAATAATAAATTAAGCGAACGTCTAGCTGTTTTAAGATCGTATCCAGAACGTAATTCAGAACCTGCCCGTTCAAATGCTTCTTCTACAATTTCATTAAGATCAAGATCAAATGTAGCAGTCGATGAAGTTGTCATATTTCATACCGCTATTTATGTGGTGCTTTGGTATGGCCTTTACGTGCAATACCGTCAATAGATTTTTTACGAGATGGTTTTTTAGCAATAAATTTTTTGTGAGATATTTTTGTAGCAACAGATTTTTTAACAAGACCGCCTTTTTTCAATCCTGCAACAGCAGTTGGACTTCCTTGTTTAAAGTTTTCAATACTCCCCCACTTTTTCCGTTCATCTCGACTTAATTTCAACCACCGGCTCGTGGTTGCTCGATCTGCTGCTAATTTTTGTTTCCTTTCTGTCCCCCACTCTCCTAAAGCTGTAAGACCTTTTCCAATATATGCTCCAGCACCTTTAACGGTTTTTATAATTTTTTCTTCTCTCTCTCTTTTAAGTTTTTTAGCAGCCTCGTTTTCAGCGGCTGCTACTGCTCGTCTTCGTGCTTGAGCTGTAGTAGTAGTAGTAGTCTTCCTTTCTGCTTCTTTTCTTTTTCTAGCAGCTATCCTTTCTGCTTCTTTTCTTTTTCTAGCAGCTATTATTTTAGCTGTTCTAGCTTCTCTAGCAGCTATTATTTCTGTTGCTTTTCTTTTTCTATCAGCTATTATTTTAGCTGTTCTAGCTTCTCTAGCAGCTATTATTTTAGCTGTACTAGCTTCTGGTGTTGTTTTAACCACAGATTTAACTGTTTCAGAAACAACAGGAGCAGAAGGAGCAGGTTCCGATTCCCGCTTTAATGTTTTATGAATTGGATAAACAGGTTTCACCGGAGCGGCTGCTCTTCTACCTGCCTCTGTCACACGTTTAGCAGCAGCAGCCCTTCTTTTTTCATCAGCCTTTTTTCTAAAGTAAGCAATGGATAAGTTTGTGGGCAGCTTTCGTGCTTCAGGCTTAGCATCAACCTTTTTAGACATGGCTGCATGAAGGGCTACTTTCCCCTCCATCCCTGCACCAAGCATCCTCTGCTTTCGGCGCTCACGCCTTTCTATTTGCGCTCGTGTTAGTTGGCGTTTTACTTCTTTTTCGTAACCTAATGCCATTTCAATACCCTCTACTTAGGCGTGGTACGCAGTCATATTAGTAAAGGTAGCAACCGTATATTGAATATAAACACCTGCACTAAATACAACGCCTTCATCGGGGACAGTAACATCTCTTGATACAGTAGCTGAAGCGACAGTACCTAATTTCATTAAGGCTGTACCTGCCGGAGAAGTATTTGTAAAACTAATAGTTCCTGCTGTTCCAGAATTAACCGTAAATATTCCTTTAAGGCGGGAACGACCTGCAAAGATAACATTGCCAGCAGAAGCGTTTACCCCGGCTGAAACATTACCTGCGGGATCACCAACTGCTGAAATACCGGATACCGTTAAAAAATATTTAGCCCCAGTAGCTGTTCCTGCATTTGCACCTGTAATAGACTCTGTTTGGGAATCTTCATTTACATCAGTTCCAGTTACAGTAAACGATATAGCAGAATCATCACCAGCAGAAAGAATAGTTACAATTCGCCCCGCATTAAAGGTACAGGAGCCACCAGAAGCTAACGCACCTTCTATTACGAGTGCTGCGTTATTCCCAACGGCGGCTGCTGCGGATATACCATCAGCATCAAGTGCCACTGTGTCAGCAGTAATGAATACTGCTTTTACGTCTGAAAGAGCCATAAACCACCTCTAGCAGTATTTAGTTTTAGTTTTTACGCGAGATTTACCATCAATACCTTTTTTAGCAACATTAGCTATTACTTTAGGCTTGGCAGAACCCATACGTTTTGGATCAGGCTTAGGTTTTTTACGTTTTTTCTTAACGCGACCACCTTCGCCATACATATCTATGGGTCCGCCATGTCGGTAAGTACTATCTACAGGTATGCCACTAATCTCAGAATAATCCTGAGCCTCGCGAACACCTTGCGGTGTATAAGGGAATTGTCTACCGCCCACATTAGGCATAACAACCTCCTTTATGAGTCAGCAAACGGTGTAGCAATCGTTCCAGAACCAAGCAACATTCCTTCAACAAAATACTGAGCGCTAGCAATTGCCGTTATACGAATATAACTTCCGGGATCACCGCCTTTAGTAGTACCATTCATCGTGATGACATCGTTAGAAGCCGCAGAAACCCACGTTTTACCTGTAGCCGCCGTGGTAATCCCGGTATACACCATACCAAGAAACTTGTCCGTTCCATCGGTCAAAATATCCATATCCGTAGCTTCGGTAACCACCACGAAAGTGAAAGTTGCGCCAAGATTGTTGAGTTGATTGGGATCTGTCGCATCAGTGGGCGTTGTAACGTCAATAGAGGGCAACGTAAATACGCCATCAGCGTCATTGGTTAATAATATTTTTCCTGCGTGAGATGCAACGGTTAAAGTCGTATCAGCCGTTAAGCTAACGACACTCGCTGAACCAGCAGTAATGAATCCTGCAAGAGATCGAACTGGACCTGAAAAAGTAGTTTTAGCCACTTTGTTACCTCCTTACCAAAGGTTTCGCCCTAGAGTCTTGGTAAGCGTCTGCTGGGACAGTCGCTAGAGCTAATTTTTCCCAGATTAAATAAAAAGGGGTACTAGGTACCCCTTCCTATATTTTTATTAGGATGATCCGGGGCTACCAAATACTCCTAATGGGTCAGATACACCGAACGAATACCGCTCGCGAGCTTTATAACGCGCATTCCCGGTATCGAAGTCGCCGTCCATACTCGTACTCATCGGAGTACGGACAAAATACTTCAGACCATTTGGAATATCAGTTGATACAAACCAAGCATTAGTATCAGTAAGGTAATGATTAACGCTATACCCACCGGGGATAACGCCCATTGACCTGACCGCATTGATGTCATTGTCAGCAGTGCCAACACGCCCTTCCGATTTCAACAATCGTTGAGCAATAAACATCAAGTCCGCTGGGATAATAAGTCGTTTTGGTTTACCAGCAACCAAAAGTCCTCGCTCGTCTGTCCAGTTGGAAATTTGAATTACCGCCGCCTCAAGCGACGTTTCATTCAAATCTGACGCCGTGGAAGGACGATTTGAATTAGTTCCACCAGAAACTAATGGATGCGCGGTACTACACAAAACTACGCCATCACCAAAGGTGTAGTCACTATTAAAAGCACGATTTAATATATTCGCACCCTTAACCTGTTTCGTGTACGCCATTGCACGAGCCAATGCTTTGGTATATCGAGCAGAAAGTGAGTCATAGAGATTATCCTCTATAGCTTCTTCCGTAATCGAAAATCCCATAGCAATAGTTTCGTGGTTGTATCGAGCCGTCCATGCTTCCTGTGCATTATCGTAAGCGATGGCACTTCCCTCGTCTTTCACCGGAGCGGCTGCAAAACCAGAGAGTTTCACCTCTTCTTCAAATGAACGTTCAGAAGTTTCCTGCTCGAAAATTTCTTTGGATTCCTCACCGTACCGTTTGTACTCAAGCCCAAAAAGAGCATTAAGTCCCGGCAGCAGTTCTTTTAGTAGTTGTGCTCTACTTATAGCCATAGTTAATTACTCCTCAAATTCCAACTGGGTTGTAGTAGGAGTGATTATTAAACTTAACTATTAAGTCAGTATAAGTATCACCTACAGTGGATGTTGTACTATCAACAAAATCAACAATCCTGAAGGCAATCCCCGTCGTCACCGCAACTGTTGCGTCTACGGCGGAAGTAGAATTACCTGTAGTTGTTGAACCTGTGCTGGTTGACTGAACAGCAGCAAGTGGGCAATTAATTCCCAAAGCTGTCTGTGCAACAGTTGCATCTGCTTGTGCCATGAAAAGTACGTCAGGATCATCGACGACAATTCCAACAGCATCAGAAGCTACTGTACCAGTAGGCCAATATTGTTTGAAAGTTTTCTGAGAAGTGCTTGGATCAGTGTAAGAGCAACCTACAAAGACACCAACAGTACCGGCAGGAAACTGAGAAGCATTACTACCTATAGTAGTAACGATTTCCAATGTTCCCGCAGCAACGATACTAACAATACTTCCTGTATAAATATTAACAGCATATCCAGATGCTATTTTTATCTCTCTAGTGGAACCCGCATAAGATTGTCCACCAATCAAATTCATGGGTTTTAGCCCATAGGGGGTAGCAGAAGTAGCCATACTTAAGTCCTCTTTAAACTTACGTTAGATAATTATGCGTTGCCTTTCCCACTGCCAAAAGTCACTTTCGTTGACTTGTCTTTGAACAAAGGCATTCGTGGGTCATTTTCACGCATATAATTACTGTCAACAGATTGCGTAGCTTGACTTGTTCTATTGTCAACATACGCATCTCTCTGTTGGGTAAGTTCTTCATCTGTTTTGCAAAGAAGAAGCCCACCAACTTCTATAGCGTCAGGAAATTGGCTATTGGGATCAGTCATTGAAAAAGCTTCCGGGTGTTCCGATGCTTTTACAGGTTCCCACCCCTCCCGAAATTTGGCAGATACATTTTTGGGATCGGGTTGACCCATTGTAGCTGTGCGAATATAGCGATGAGAATAACCATCTTCTTCGTCTATCTTCGGCAACAACTCAGGAGGTGTCCATTGTTTTGGACGTTCCTTTTTAGCACGAACTTCTCCTTCCCTACTTTCGCGGGGGGGTCGTCCTACAGGTCTAGTACCATCAACCATGTTGTTCCTCCAATTTCAATTTTTCGCGGACATATGCTTCAGGTGTAAGCTGTAGCCTATCCGCAATCCTCTTTTCTGATGCTGTTATCACTACTTTTCTTGAACCAGTAGTGCGTTTAGCGGGAGAAACGACAGTCGTTTGAGACTTCTTCGTTCGTTTTGGTGAACTTGTTTCTACCTCTGTTCCCTGTTGAAATTCTTCAGGAAATCTTTTCCGCATATTTTTATCTATGCTTTCATAATACTCATCAGACGTTGGATCTACACCGTTCATAACTAAATCTTCGTGTAGACCAAACGCAAGACTGGTCATGTCACGTTTCTGACCCCACCAAGGATTGCGTTTTTGCCACGCAACAGCTTTTTCATCTGGCGGAGGTGGTCCCTGTTGAGGAGCCTGTTGTGCAGACCAATCACCTTCTACAGCATTATTTATATTATTTTGTTCCGTTTGTAAAGCTTCTGGATTATATTGCGGAATATAATCTTCAGCCGATTGAAGCCTCATTTTTGCCGAAACTAATTGTTCCTGTGCATTTGTTACTGCATCTACGTCTCCAGCATCGTAAGCCTCTTTAAAATTTTTCTTAGCAACTTCTAGTTCATTGGTAGCAGAGGTTTTAGCTGTGCCAACCAGCATTTCCTCCCCTCTACCTAAATCATGTTTTAACGCATTGTTTTCATTCATCATTTTTTTAGCAAAAGCAATTGCAGCTTCACGTTCTCGCTCTGCTGCTTCTTTTGCACGGCGTTCATCATGCCAAACCTTTTTAAGCTGTTTGGCCTTTTCTGCTGAATATTCCTCTAATTCATCATTTTCAAGATCATCTACAATAGTTTCCGGCATTGGATCGCGTTCACGATCCTCTTGAGGTGTATCATTCTCAATAGTTACTTCAAACTCTTGAATTTCTTCAGGTTTTTCATCTTGCTCAATTTCTGGAAGAGCACCTACAACAGATTCAGTTAATTCTGCTTCTTCTAATGCTGTTTGTGGCATAGAACTATCCTTTTGATTTTAATAACTATTGTCGCCGAATCCCACGGGGATCTTGTACTATTGATCTTACTTGATCATCATAAATTAAACGAAAAGCTTTTCCATGAATATTGACTTGAATCCCTGTATGAGCAGCAACTAAAACAAAATCACCTTTCTTACAATAAGGGCCAGATGGGAATTTATCCTTATCTATGTAGCAATCCGGCCCCAAATCAATAACAAAATAAACTACAGATAGTATTTCTTCATTACGTTTAGTCTCTTCTGATTTTAATATCCCACTATCATATTGAGCTTCAATATCGGGAACAGCGCAAAGAATACTATATCCACAGGCTTCCGGTAACTGAGTTGCTGTTTCTTCAACACCAATATCCACTACAGCTTCAGCGCTATTGCTCATATTCCCCATCCTCTATTCTTCATCCTCTAACTTTTCTCTAATACCCTCAATATAGTCTTTAATACTGAGAATACCGTTTATAGTTCCACATATGTATCTATATTCAGCATAATCTTTTACATTACCAGCAGTTAATGCTGAAAGTAAAGAATTATATTTATCAATTATTTCTTTATCAATTAAATCAAAAACTGTCATTCGTTATCTTCCGTAAGTCCTTTTGTATTTTCTGGTGCTGTCATTGGAGGAGATAGTGTTTCTGCCGCAGGTGGTATAGGGACCGGGGGTACAGGAGCCGGGGGTACAGGAGCCGGGGGTATAGACTCTGTTACCGAAGGTGCTGAAATATTTTGTACTTTTTTACCATTTTTTATCGTACTTTGTATACCCATTTTAGCACCTTCAATCAATTGTTTAACATTCAATTCTTCTTCTTCTTTGTAGCTATCCGCTAAAATTTTTGCAAGCGTTTGTTTTTCTTCTGATTTTATACGTTCTGCATCCAAAGCAAGTTCCATTTCCTTAACTTTCGTATCAACAACAAGTTCTGCCTTTTTAAGTTGTACGTCCGTTTGGTCCTTCATAGCCTTACGCTGCAAATCTCCTTCTTTAATCTGCATTTCCCGTTGCTGCATCTGAACAACCGGATCTTGTGCAGCTTGTTGTGCCGCTTCCTGTTGTTTCCGAGCCATATTTTCCTGTAGTAATTTCTGTGATGCCTGTGCTACAAGACGAGAAAGTTCTGTTTCCACTTCTTTTGGTAATGGCTCATCGGGAGGTGGCAGCGGTACGCCAAGCTGTTCTTCCAATTTAGCTCTATATAAAAATGCTACATGTTCAGCAACATGCGCCTGTCCAGCCGCATTTACTCCCTGTGCATTTGGATTATTCTGCATAATCTCCAATATATATGGATCTTGCGCTGCATTTAAATGAACTTGGATATGCGCTTCGTGATCTTGGTATATAAACGCTTTAACCGGTTTACCAGTGATGATATCCATGTTTTCAGAAACTGGGTCCCTTGGTTTTTCATCTTCTTCAGTCGGCACAAGCTTACTAACATTCTCTATTCCTATCGTCTCCAGCATTTGTCGATGTAGTTGTGGTAAATCATATAATTGCGGAGCCGTTTGAGCCAACTGAAGTACCGTTTGGTATTGGACGACTTTCTGAGCCATCGTCGAAGAATTTGGATTGGCAACCGGAATTACTTCCACCATGTCATAGTCAGACTGTTTAACAGAAGGTCTACCTTGTAATGGTTCGTAAGAATAATTAGTCGGTGTATCTTCTCTAATAATACGAGCGAGAATTCTAAATTCCTGTTTCATTGCCGCATAAACGCGGGACTGTACCGACGACATTACCTTTAATGTACGTTCAAGAATCGCCAACGTAGTACCTACTGGCGATTGCGACGACATATCACTAATTTTAAGATCGGCAATTGATGCAAACCGTCTGCCTTCTTCAACAATACTTTGCATCAACTGGAATAGAACCTGACTTGGTTCCTTGTAGGGCAGCGGCATAATATTTTCTCTAAGCGCACCGCTGGCAATATCAACATCACGAAATTCAGCAGGAGATATTGGTGTGTCATCACCTTTAACACGCATCCCCTTAGTTTTAAAACCGCCGGGAAGATTGCTTAATGTTCCCGCATCAACAAGCTGACGTATCAATGAAGTTCCTGACTTCGCAAATGAACCAAGAAGATGTACCAAGCCAAACGCATAAAACCCAAAACCGGGAATATATGGATAATGTACAAAATGTTGCCGCTTCATTTTCTTAGAATCATCTTCTAGCCAATTACGACGAATTGCTAAAATTACTTGGCTTGTTCTTTCAAGAGTAACAACATAAGGCAATCCAATCCCTGTAGGCTTACCATCCTCATCCTCGTCTTCATATCCCTTCAAATCAATATCAACATGGAATTCAAGAATTGAATACCGATCATCGGATGCGGCGTTAAATCCCATATTTTCCGCAATCTTCTTTTCTATCTCATCCAGATACGCAGAACCTTCAGGAGGACTTAATTCAATATCTCTATAAAACCCAACCACCTGTAGTTTACGTATTTCATTTTCTGTCTTACGCATAACATGTGCGACACGTTCCGCAGAATCCAAACTGCTTGCACCATACGGAACAACAATATCTTCAGCAGGTACATAAATAGATGCAGGACGACAACTCGTTGGATCGTAGTAAACTTTTTTAAACGCATTACCTGCAAGACCCAAGCCCCACAACATACGTTCATGTTCTCCGCGATATTCCGGCATCTTCTCCTGCAACCAATAATTCATATCAGCAGCTACATTAATAGATGCACGTTGGTTTTCTGGAGTTTCCTTACCAATAATTTTCGTTTTAACGGGACCACCGGAAGGTAATGTTTCCATTACCGTTTCAGATTGGAATTTAACAAGTGCTTCAGCCAACAAGGGGTGATAAACCCCACATGCACCAGCCCACGGTTCAGTGCGATCTTCTATTTTTAATCCAAGTAACTCCAAACCATCAGCATATGTTTTAAGCCAGTCTTTTCTGGAACTTAAATCAATTTCAAAATCACTTAATAAATCAGATGCAACTTCCACCAAGATATCAGGGTCTTCTTCTATTATTTCATCTACAAGATTTATATAAAAATCATCTTCCTCTTCTTTATCATCATCGAATACTGCAATTCCCAAAGTTGTTTGTTGAATTTCACCTTCAGGAGAAACATCAAACTCCATAGCGGTATCTAAATCTCCCTGATCTCCCTCCAACTCAGAAACAGGTCGTCCATCAGGAAGGACTATCTCCAATTCAGGCGCGGCTGGATTTATAGCCATAAATGTTACCTATGTGATGCTCTGGTATGACCTTTACGTGCAATACCATCAATAGATTTTTTGCGGGAAGATTTAACAGTGCCGCCTTTTTTAAATTCAAGTGGCTTGCCTTCTCTTTGAACACGTCCTCCTCTTCCTGTTATAGCCTCTGTACCGCGCCTGCTTCCTTCTCTTATCCTTGCACCTTGCGCCGCAAGTTCATCCAAGTCTGTATCTTTTATATGGCGTTTGATATCTCGCTGTTCCAGATCAACCCTAGCTTCCGACTTCTTCGCCTTCGCTTTCTGCATGCTTTTAACCCATGCCTTAGTTTTGACCCTATTTCCTAAAGCCTTTGCAGCCTTTGCAGATGTTCTCGCTCCTGCCGCACCTACCCCTAAAGTCCCTCCAATAATAGTTGCAGCTCTTTCTCCAGCAGTTTTCCCTAAAAGCTTATCTATTCTCGGACTTCCCTTTTTAGAAACTCGTGTGGGTTGTTTTAATTTCCTTCTCAGATACCCCATCGCAGCACCACCAGCAGCACCACCAGCACCAGTAGCGGCGATGGCTGCTGCTGCTTTATCAGCAGCAGTAAATGGTGTCGGTACTCCCTCTGGTTGCTGTATTCTTACCCGTTTAGCTGCTTTCTTTTTAGCTGCTGCTGCTTTCTTTTTAGCCAACTTTTTAGCTGCTGCTATTGCCAATCTTCCTCCTGTTACTACACCGCCTGCGACATAAGGTTTAACATCGCCGCCTTTTTTATACTTGCCTTTTTCTTTATTGGGTCTAAAGCCATAACCAACAGCACCAGCAGCAGCACCGGCAGCAGCACCGGCAGCACCGGCAGCACCGGCTTCTAATGCTGTGACTTTGGCCCTTTTGATAGCTTTTGACTCAGCAATTTCTTTGGCAATTTCTCTGGCTTTGGCAATTTTAGCTGCTGCTACTCTTGCTCTCTCTAGCTTCTGCTGTTGCCCTACATAAGAATTAGCTGCTTTCTTTTTAGCTGCTGCTTCTGCTCTCTTTTTAGCCAACTTTTTAGCCAACTTTTTAGCTGCCCATTTTGCTACTGTACCGCCTAGGACATAAGGTTTAACATCGCCGCCCTTCTCAGGTAGTCTTTTTTTCTTTCGACCACGGGGAGTAGGTGGGGGTGCAACCTCGCCGCCTTTTTTCAAACCCATCGCTGCCCGCTGCTGCATCATTGTTGGCACAGGTGGTCGTCGAATTCGACCAACGGAACCTCCAGCATTTACAAGGGCATCTCTAGCAACATTGACTTGTCGTTTAGCATTATTAATTTTTACTGCGGGAGCATTAACTCTTTTTAGCTCATTTAATTTTCTTGCAGCCGCAGCAACTCCCCTTTGAGCATCCCTAAGACGTTTAGCTGCAAGCGCAGTCTTTGCTGTTTTTGCAACACGAGCAACACCCTTTGCTGCAAGTCCTACTCCCCCGGTCCCTACTGTAGCAGCACCGCCAACAATGTTTGCTGCTCTTTCCCCCGGAGTCGCTCCTAACGCACCTGCAAATTTTTCACTTGGACCCTGTCCTCTAGAAAGTCGTCGGGGTTGCCCTAAAAAACGGTTAGCCATAATCAGTCACCCTTAATAATAAACTGCTCGATTAGTATGCAGTTTATACTGCCAAAGTTCCTTGGCAGTATATTCATCTTCTGGTTCATCCATCGTTGTCTGGATATAACCGCCTTTACGAAATCGTAGAAGCGCCATTGATGTCGAGTCAACATAATCATCATGTTCACCCGATGGGAAGCTGGCAATTTCTTCTATTACTTCCTCTGCCCATCTCTTGGGCGGATACCATACTCTTCCTGATGCAAAAATATCAGATACCGCGTTCAATCGGGTAATTTTGTCATTACCTCTTGTCGGCGTAAATTCCTGTACCGGAATGCCCATCGAACGCAACTCATATATAAGAGGTGCGCCACTCGCTTTTTTCTCAATGATGATGCTATCCGGTTTCCATACCCGATACTCTTCCATTACAAGCCGTTTTAGCTCTGGAAACTCCAGCCGATCCCGATAAGCATTCAATAAAATGATGTTTGCCTGTAGCGAACCCTTTAATAACTTGTTTCTTTCGTTTTCTGCGTCGTTATCAAAGTTGGAAGGGACATCATTAGCCTGATAAAAGATGCCCCACACCGTACAGGCACTATAATCAGCCCTAGTATTACGTTCAAATGCCGTATCCCACGACATTAATACAAAATCACACGCAGGTGGGTCTTCTTTTTCCCAAAGTTGCCACCATTCACGCTTAACAATGGCGCTTACTTCGGAAGTGGGGTCTTGTTGGTACTGTGCAGACCACTTAGAGTGCGGAAGCTCATTTCTGAGCGTATTTAACTCCTCAAGCGGCCAAAATTCAGGCCAAAGTGCATTCCCTGACGGCATAATTGCAGGAAATTCAATAACTTCCCACTCTTCACCGTCCCTTTGTATGCTG